GCCCGGAGGTGCCCCGATGAGAGCCCTGACCGTCCGCCAGCCCTGGGCGTGGGCCATCGTCCACGGCGGCAAGGACGTCGAGAACCGCGTCCGGCCCCTCGGCCCGTACCGCGGACCTGTCGCCATCCACGCCAGCCAGCGCATCGCCGACTCCGCGGCGTGGACCGACCGGAACGTCCAGGCCGCCATGGTCCAGGCCGACAGCCTGCCCGCCTGGTCAACGACCCTCGGCACCGTCGTCGGCGTGGTCGACCTCGTCGACTCCCACCACCGCGACGAGTGCCTGACGCGCCCCGGCGGCTGGTGCTCGACCTGGGCCATGCCCGACCACCACCACCTCGTGATGACGAACCCGCGCCCGCTCGGGCGACCGTTCCAGGCATCCGGGCGGCTCGGCCTCTGGATCCCGGAGCCGTACCTCGTGCAGCGCATCACCGACGAACTGCAGGAGGTGGCGTGATGCCGAAGCGCATCCAGATGACCCGCCAGCGCCCCTGGCGGCACGAGCACCCCGACGCCGTCATCGTCGCCCGGCCGGGGCCGTGGGGGAACCCGTTCCGGGTCGGCGAGACGCAGCTGCGCTCGCCCCGCATCGACGGGCGCGAGGGCTGGGAGATCGAGGACCGCCTGCACAAGACCTCGGGGACCAGGGAGCCGTTCCACCACAGCGACTACACGCTGCGCGAGGACGGGTCGAAGCGGTACCGGGTCACCTGGCACGACGTCCGCGACGCGACGCTCGACGAGTGTGTGGCGCTCTACCGGGAGTACGTCACCGGCGAGCACGACCTCCTCGACTGGCGGCCGAGGCCGCGGATCGACGCCATTCGCGCCGCCCTCGCCGGCCGTGACCTGGCGTGCTGGTGCCCGCTCGACCAGCCCTGCCACGCCGACGTCCTCCTCGCCCTCGCGAACCCGAAGGAGACCACCTGATGCTCGACTACACCGAGCCGCCGCTGTTCGGCGACCCCGACCCGGTCCCCGAGCCCGTCCGGGAGACCGAGCGGACGATGCTCGACCGTCTCAACGTCCGGTACGCGAAGCACAACGGGAACGGCATCCGGTTCACCCGGGCCGAGCACGTCAAGGTCAGCGCGGGGCACGACACGCGCCGCATCTGCGACTACATGGCCATCGACCTCTGGACCGGGCTCGGCGCCGACCGCGGGCCGTACCTCCACGGCCACGAGGTCAAGGTCTCGCGCGCCGACTGGCACGCCGAGCGGCGCGACCCCGAGAAGGCCGAGGCGTTCGCCCGGTACTGCGACTACTGGTGGCTGGTCGTGTCCGACCGGGCCATCGTGCGCGACGGCGAGCTGCCCGACGGGTGGGGACTCATGGTTCCCCACGGACGGTCCTTGCGGGTCGTGACGCCCGCCGAGCGCCGCCAGCCCGAGCCGCTCCCCCGCGACGTCCAGGCGACCCTCACGCGCGCCGTCACGAAGACCACGCTCCGTCTCGCGGCCACCGGCACGGACCCTGCCGTCGCGTGGCTCCGAGACGCCATGCGCCTCGACGAGCGACCAGGCGAGGTGACGGCGTGACCCAGCCCGCACGCATCCCCGGCGAGTTCGTCCCCCTCGACGTCAACTACGCCCACGACCGCGCCTTGAGGGCCGCTGGACCGATGGCCGAGCTGCTGTTCATCCGAGGTCTGGCCTACGCCAAGCGCGGGCGCGCTGGCGGTCTGGTCCCGGACTACGACCTGTCCGTCGTCGGTGTGGGCATCCCGAACCCGGGCAAGCACGCTGCCGCGCTCGTCCGTGAGGGCGTGTGGGAGGAGGTCGAGGGCGGCTGGCAGATCCGGTCGTGGTCGCGGTGGAACCCCAGGTCAGAGGCCCAGATCGCGAAGCGCCAGTCGAAGGGCGGGTCCCTCGGGAACCACAACCGGTGGCACGTCGAGAAGGGCGGCTGGTCCGCGGACTGCCGGTTCTGTCCCCCGATCGGTGAGCGATCGGTAAGCGATCGGTACACCGACTCGCTCTCGATCGCAGAGGTAGAGGAAGAGGTAGAGAAGAGAGAGAGCGATGGTGCAGCTCATCATTCATCGTCACCTAGTAACGCGCGCGAGTCGGTGATCGATCGATGATGACCGGGACGATCACCGACGACCAGGCCCGCGCCCTCGCGCAGCTCGTCAGCCTCCTCTCGGGCGACAAGCGGTGGGACGTCCAGGGCGTCCGCGCCGCGCTCTCCAAGGCCCGCAGGCAGGCATCCGCCCCGGACCTCGCGATCGCTGCCATCCGGTGCGCCGTCAGCCCCGACGCCCGCACCCCCGCGGTCATCGGCATGGACGGCCCGCACTGGGCCCAGATGCCGTTCGCCGGCGGCCGCGAGACCCGACCCGCGAAGTGCCCGACCCACGGCATCGCGGTCCGGGTCACCGACGGGCTCTGCACCGGGTGCGTCGCCGACACCAAGGCCGCCGACGAAAACCGCGGCGACACCCTCGCCGTCAGCGAGGACCAGCTCGAGACCACCGCCCGCGGACTGCGCGTCGTCCGACAGGCCATCGCCAACGCCCAGAGAGGAGACCGACCGTGACCCACGACCACACCGTGACCGTCGAGTGGGACCGCCAGGGATGGGCGGGCTACACGTTCACCTGCCACGCGCCCGCGTTCGCGCTCTGCCACGCCGTCTACGACTGCGACTGCGAGGGCTGGACCGACGACGGCATCACGGACGGCATCCCCTGGCACCTGGTCGACGACGGCGACGAGGAGCACCGACACACCGGCGCCCTCGACCCGCAGCAGTGCGGGCTCCGCGACTGGTTCGAGAACAGCGACGAGGCCCTGCGCGGCCGCGTCACGTTCCCCGTCACCCCCGACTGGCGCGGCGACCACGTCCTGTTCGACGCGATCGACGAGTACCCCCGCCCGCAGACCGAGACCCTCCCCATCGAAGCCGCCCACACCACCACGAAGGAGCACAGCGCATGAGCACGTATCGAGTCAGGTTCAGCGTCTCGACCGAGGTCGTCGTCGAACTGGACGCTCCGGACGAGGAGACCGCCGAGGACCGGGCGCATGACATGGCACGCGACCGGCTGTACGAGGTCGCCGTCTACAGCAACGGCGTCGGCATCTTCGGGGACGTCGACGGCATCGGCTCGGACGAGACGACCGAGGTTTCCCAGTGAACGCCGCCGACCGGCCCACCGACGGCACGTACCAGCCGGCGCGTGCGGGCGACACCATCACCACCGCGGACCGACGCAAGCGGCTCGCCGAGCGCATCGAGACAGCGATCACCGACGACGACCACCGTGAGCCGCGCACCGAGGAGACCCGCTGTGTGGCGCACGTTGCAGCCGGTGAGGCGATGGCAGCCCTCGCCGCCCGGGGTGACGCCGCCGGGGAGCAGCCATGAGCGACAAGACCGCCGCCGCCTTCCACCCACACGCTACCCGGGAGGAAGCGCTACGAGGACGCGACCTTCTCCTCGGCGGGACGGCTCTCCCCGCCCCGGGCCGCGACCCGTTGCCGCTCATCAACGACATCGACCCGCTCCCGCAACGCATCCTGCCCAATCTCTTGCAGAGCCACGGCCCCGACCGTCACGACCGGGGAGACCGTCATCATCACGACGAGCCCACCCCACAGACCCGTCTGCCCTTGCTTGACCAGTCCTACGACCGCCAGGACTTCGGCAGCCGTGACAGCAATCACGGCCGCCTTCAGCACGAGCACGCTCAACCAGTGACCAGGGCCACGCAGGAGACGGTCCCGGCCGACGTAGAGCACGATCGTGTAGATCGGGATGACGGTCGCGATGACGCCGCAAGCCTCGGGGCTGATGTCCATGGCGAGACGCTAGCGCCACCGCCCGACCCCCGGCCGCGGATCGGCGGGGTCAGGTGACCACCGTCCGGCCCTGCGCGCACGACTGCGGGCTCGTCGCAGCGCTCATCCGCGACCTCGCCCGCGCGAAGGGCACCACCGAGCAGACCGAACGCATCCGCCAAGGGCTGCACTCGCCCGCGGACAAGGCTCCGGGCCTGTCCTCACCGGTTCACAAACGCACGGGCTTGTTAGCGCTCACACAGCAGACCAGGCTTGTACCCGAGGACTCCTACCGGTACGAGCAACCCATCGACACGAGGAGGACCCGATGACCCACCCCACCTGCCCCCGATGCGGGCGGCAGCACGTCACCCACCACGGCCACCCCGCGTGCGCCGGGCACCTCTCGAAGCGCGACGAGGCGGGGCAGCTGCAGCCCTGCTCGAAGGCCCCCGTGCAAGGTGCGACGAACTGCGCGACGCACGGCGCGAGCGCCCCACAGGTGAAGGCCGCGGCGGGGCGGCGGGTCGTGGAGCAGCAGGCCGCGAACCTCGCCGCGACGCTCGGCCTGCCGGTGGACGTGTCGCCGACGGAGGCGCTGCTCGAGGAGGTCCGGTGGACTGCCGGGCACGTCCAGTGGCTCCGCCGGAAGGTCGCCGAACTCGACGCCGGCGAGACCGTCGCGGGCTACGGCGCGGACGACGCCGCGACCCGGCACCCGCTCGTCTGGGGCACCACGCGACGCGTCGAGAAGCAGGCCACCGAGAACCCCGGCACCGACACCACGGAGTCCGCCGAGCCGTCGATCTGGTACGAGCTCTACGCGAAGGAGCGGGCCCACCTTGTCGCCGTCGCGTCCGCGGCGATCAAGGCCGGCGTCGAGGAGCGCCGCGTCCGTCTCGCGGAGCAGCAGGGTGACCTCGTCGCCGAGGTCATCCGCCGGATCCTGGACGCGCTGAACCTTTCCGCGGAGCAGCAGGCGCTCGTCCCGACGGTCGTGCCGCGCGAGCTGCGGGTCATCGCTGGAGGCGGGGCATGAGCCCGGCAAATCGATTCGGCGCATGTTCACCAGATGAAGGCCACCCACCAACCGAGGAGCACCTCGTGACCCGTTACCGCCCCAGCCAAGACCCGCGCCAGCGTGGCGTGAAGCCCGCAGCCCGCTCCCGGATCCGACCGCGCGACGAGTCTCCGGTCGACCTCCGCGCCGAGATGCTGCGCCGCGACGACGACCACGCGACACCCGCCGGGCGTGAGCCCGAGACCCCTGACCCCACCACCCGGAAGGTGACCGGCCTGTGAGCATCATCTGCGCGATCGAGACCTGCGACCGCCCTGTCCCCGACACGTCGTTCGTCTGCCCACCCTGCGGCGCCCGCCTCCGCGCCCAGCTCGAGCGGATCCCCGACGAGGTCACCCTGCCCGGGCTCGTCCCGGTCGACCCGCAGAACCCGCGCCGCGGGATGCGCCGCGCGATCGACGGAGGCCGCACCGTCTACGGCATCGCCTCGTCCCTCGACCAGGTCATCGCCCGCCAGACCCACACCCGCCCCGACCGCGCCGACGAACGCGGCCCTCTCGCCATCTCCGAGACCCCGCTGCCGTACAACCCCGCCGCGTCCGAGGTCCGCACCGTCCTCGTCGGAACCCTGACGTTCTGGGCTGCCGCCATCAGCGAGCAGCGCGGCCTCACCGTCGACGACTGGACCCCCGCCGGCATGGCCACGTTCCTCGCCGGGCAGGTCGACTGGCTCCGCGCACAGGACGCCGGCGCCGACGCGTTCGACGAACTCGGGTCCGCGATCCGCCACGCCGAACGCGCCACCGACCGGCCCGCCGACCGGAAGTACGCCGGCCCGTGCACGCAGGAGATCGAGGTCGACGACGTGCAGTCGACCTGCGGGACGGACCTGTACGCCCGGCCCGACCGCGACGTCATCACGTGCCCGACGTGCGGCACCGAGGTCCCCGTCGCCGAACGCCGCGCGTGGCTCCTCGACCTCGCACAGGACCGGCTCCTCCCCGTGCGCGAGCTCGTCCGGGCGATCGACGGGCTCGGCGTCCCGCTCTCGCAGAAGACCATCGAGTCCTGGGTGCAGCGCAAGCAGCTCACCGCCCACGGCACCGTCCCCCTCCCCGACGGGCGCACCGCCAAGACGTACCGCGTCGGCGACGTCCTCGACCGCGTCCAGGAGTCCGCCCTGCGCCGCCGACACGCGTCCGCGATCCCCGCGTGACATCTGGTGCGTGTTGCATTTGCCACCATGTGGCTTGCAGGTTAGGTTCCTCCTAGGTTGGCGTGAGCCAGCAGAGAGGCCCCGAGCGATCACGGTGAGATACCGCGCTCGGGGCCTCGCTCCCTCGACCAACAGCGGGACGCCACGGCCTCCTGCATCGCCGTCGACGACGCCACGGGCCGTGCTCACCCCGTGCAGGCTGGTGCAAGTCAGCCCGTCGCCGATGTCCCCCACGATCACCTCGTCGTCGCAGCGCACCCCGGTCCACACCCCACGAGGACGCGCCGGACGAGACCTGCACGACGAGGACCCACCACCCGCACCAGCGGACGGAGCCGGCCATGCCGCTGCCCTACCGCCTCACGCTCCCCTGCTACTGCGGCACGGACCGTGACGACCGCGGCGCCTGCCCGCACTGCGACCGGTACAGCCAGCACGAACCAGCTGACACCGACTGCCCCGCGTGCGACCGCATCCGCCGCCGCTGCGCCTGCTGCCACACGATCTACGGGTCACCGCCGGCCGCGCGGGCATGCGAGGGAAACGACCGCGCCGCAGAAGCCCGACGGAGGGTCTGACCAGCCACTACGCTCGCCGCATGCAGGGGATATCGAGCTGGCTTCTCGCCCACACAGACCGGTGGCACGACACATGGGAGATCGTCGGCGCCCTCGCCACGTCGGCTGCCGTCCTCTTCTCTCTGATCACCACCCTCGTTCAGTCCAGGGCGAGGGCAAGGGCGGAGGAAGAACGAGACGTCGCCATCTCGCGAGAGCGGAGCATCGAGGACGAGCTCCGGCGCGAACGGCGCGAGGCTCAGGCTCGCGGCATCGCGATTTGGATCACCGAAGGCGGTCACGACCCGCAAACCGGCGACTCGACAGACGACCTGATCACGATCTACGTGAAGAACTACACGCAGATGCCGGTCTTCAACGTGCGCGGTTCGATGTTTGTCGCAGGCTCCCCGGTAACCGTCAAAACCGAGGACGTTCTGCTGCCGGGAGTCACCCTTCTGTGCTACGTCCGACCTAGCGACGCGCCGGACGCATGGGGCGGCGCTCAAGGTTGCGTGCAGTTCCGCGACACTGCGGGTCTGGAATGGCTGCGCTTCCGCTCGGGTCTACTACAGGAGCGACCCACGTCGAGCGCGACCACTCTGCGCTAGGCCACCGACGAACGACAGGTAGCAACTGAGGCGGGTGAGCGGGATGACGCTCGCCTTCCTGGAGCACGCTGCCCGCCTGTTCGAGCCCGCGCCGCCGCCCCGCTGGCCGTCCGCCGCGGACATGGCCGCCGAGCTCGACCCGAAGTTCCGGCGCACCCCCGCGCTCGACGTCATCAACGACGCCATCACGACGGCGCTCGCCACCCCCGACGCGCGGCTGATCATCTCCATGCCGCCGCAGGAGGGGAAGTCCACCCTCGCGACGAAGTGGGCCCCGGTCTGGCTGCTCCGCGAGCGACCCGACACCCGCATCATCATCGCGTCCTACGCCGCGAACGTAGCCCGCCGCATGGGCCGCCTCATCCGCGGTGAGATCGGCACCCACGGCCCCGACCTCGGGATCGCGGTCGCCGACGACGTCGCCGCTCAGCACGAGTTCCAGATCGCCGACCACATCGGCGGGGTCTACGCCGTCGGCATCGGCGGCGGCCTCACCTCCCGGCCCGCGGACGTCATGATCATCGACGACCCCCTCAAGGACCGCGCCGAGGCCGACTCCGAGGTCTACCGCGACCGCGCCGGGGACTGGTGGACCGACGTCGCGTCGACCCGCCTCGCACCCGGCGCCCCGGTCATCCTGATCCTGACCCGCTGGCACCACGACGACCTCGCCGGTCGCCTCCTCGCCGCCGAAGACGGGCACCTCTGGACGGTCATCAACATCCCCGCGCAGGCCGACCACCGGCCCGAGCAGGGCGAGACCGACATCCTCGGCCGCGACCCCGGCGAGTACATGATCTCGGCGCGCGGCCGCACCCCCGAGCAGTGGGAGCGCCGCAAGGTCCAGTCCGGTCCCCGCACCTGGGCCGCGCTGTTCCAGGGGCACCCGTCCCCGACGGCCGGCGACCTGTTCCCCGAGACATGGGCCCGGTACGACACCCCGCTGTGGGTCGACCGTGCCGACGGGTCCCGCTGGATCCCCGGCCGCGACTTCGAGCTCGTCCAGTCCTGGGACCTCACGTTCAAGGACACGAAGAGCTCGGACTACGTCGTCGGGCAGGTGTGGCTGCGGATCGGCGCCGACGCGTACCTCGTCGACCAGGTCCGCGCGCGGCTGTCGTTCACCGCGACGATCGAGGCGATGCTCGCGATGTCCGCGCGCTGGCCGCAGGCCGTCGCGAAGTTCGTCGAGGACAAGGCGAACGGCCCCGCGGTCATCAACGCCCTGTCGAAGCGGCTGATCGGGCTGATCCCCGTCGAGCCCGAGGGGTCGAAGTACGCGCGCGCCGCCGCGGTGTCCCCACTCGTCCACGCCCGCAACGTGCACCTGCCGACCGCCGAGCTGCTCCCGAACGTCGAGGACCTCCTCGAGGAGGTCCGGGCGTTCCCGAACGGTCAGCACGACGACACCGTCGACGCCCTCTCCCAGGCCCTGAACCGGATCCTCCTGCAGCCCCTGTGGGAGGGCGAGGACGAGATCACCGGCGACGACCTGATCGACGACTACGACGACCCGCACGCACTGCTCGGCGGGTACTAGCTGACCCCCGGCTCAGCGCCGCTCGTTCACGATTCGGTCGATGTCGAGGTCAGCGCGGATGGCAGCTGAGAGATCGTCGGAGACTCGCTCGTAGTTCTCTGCGAAAGCCGCGGCGGCAGCGCCACGAAAGATGCCGTCGGAGTTCATCTGCCGACCAAGCTCGTCCATGTACTCGTCCACTGCGGCATTAACCTGGCTAATCGCGGCTCGCACTCGGGGCGAACCCACCGCGCTCACCTTGATCGCGACGCGATGGACGGCCCGCATGTTCGCGAACACCTGATTGAACGCTGCGACACCCGCCTGATCACGCTGCCGCATCTCTTCCGCCTCCTCGGGCGTGCTGGCGTCCTCCTCATCGATGCGCCCGGCCATGGCGATCCTCAAGTCGTCGAATGCCTCGCGCATGGCTTCGGCGACGTCAAGCGCCTCGAAGTATGCGGTACGGCGAACCTCCATCAAGTCCTCACGGCGCTGGTGCTTACCCCGTCGCCATTCGACGAGCATCTGACTCGTCCCGCCCAAGAGCCCGCCAACGACGACGCCCGCGAGGGGTCCCGCCCAGGTCCAGATCGACACCGCTTGTTCGACTTCTGCTGCCGGCATGCCGGGAGAGTACCGAGGAGGGAGCGCACGTGGGCGTCATGACATGGCTCGGCATCCGCGAGACGGCCGGCATCGACTCCGTCATCGAGGCGACCGCCCGCGCGACCGCCGCCGAGCACGAGGTCGAGCACCTCCGCGAGGCGCTGGCCGACGTCGAACGCGCCATGGACGACGCCGGCTGGACCCGCCTCACCGCGAACGCCGGCGCCGAGTTCTCCCGCGAGGGCCTGCGCCGCGGCGCCGAGGTCGCCCGCGTCATGGCCGTCGTGAACCCCCTCATCAAGCGCGGCCTCGGGATCCGTCAGGCCTACGTGTGGGGGCAGGGCTGCCAGGTCCAGGCCCGCGCGACCGGGCAGGACGGCACGCAGGACGTCAACCGCGTCGTGCAGGCGTTCATGGACGACCAGGGCAACCGGGCCGCCGTGTTCGGCGATCAGGCGCAGGAGGAGCTCGAGCGTGCGCTCGGGACTGACGGGAACGTGTTCATCGCGGCGTTCACGTCCCCGCTGACCGGGTTCGTGCAGGTCCGGTCCGTGCCGTTCGACGAGGTCGCGGACGTCGTCACGAACCCCGACGACCGCGACGACCCGTGGTTCTTCAAGCGGGTGTGGGTCGAGACGACCGTCGACACGGCGACCGCCGCGACCGTCACCCGCACCAGGACCGCGTACCACCCGGCGACGACGTACCGGCCGGCCGCGCGCCTCCGGTCGATCGACGGGCACGAGGTCCTGTGGGACGCCCCGATTTACCAGGTGTCCGTGAACCGCCTCGACGGGTGGAAGTTCGGCGTCGGCGACGCCTACGCCGCCCTGCCGTGGGCCCGTTCCTACCGGGACTTCCTCGCGGACTGGGCGACCCTCGTGAAGGCCCTATCGCAGTTCGCGTGGCGGGCGTCCACCAAGAAGGCCGGGAGGGCGCAGCAGCTGCGCGAGCGCATCCAGCGCCGCCCCACCGCCGCGGCCGCGGACGGGAACCCGAACAGCGTCGGCGCGACCGCGGTCACGTCGGACGACGTCACGCTCGAGGCGATCCCGAAGACCGGCGCCACGATCGACTCCGAGTCGGGCCGGCCCCTCGCTGCGATGGTCGCCGCGGCGCTCGACATCCCCGTCACGGTGCTCCTGGCCGACCCGGGGCAGACCGGAGCCCGCGCCGTCGCCGAGACGCTGCAGCTCCCCACGCGCCTCGCGATGCAGCAGCGGCAGTCGCTGTGGGCACAGGCGTACCGCTCACTGTTCGACTACCTCGTCCGGTCCGCTGTGCGCGCACCCCGCGGGCCGCTGCAGGGCGCGATCACCCGCGACCCGTTCACCGGCCGAGAGGTCGTCGTCCTCGCCGGCGACACCGACGCCTCCGTCGAGGTCACGTTCCCCTCGCTCGAGGAGGACGTGCCCGTCGCGCAGGTCGTCGAGGCGATCGTGAAGGCCGACAGCACGGGCAAACTCCCGCCGCTCGAAGTCGCGCGTCTGCTGCTTCAGGCCCTCGGCGTGAAGGACATCGACGAGGTCCTGGGCGACCTGACGGACGACGATGGCCGGTGGCTCGACCCGCTCGTCAGCGCCGGCCAGGCCGCGGTCGATGCGTACCGCCGCGGGACCGACCCGGCAGCGCTCGTCGGAACTGGCACCGAGGAGGACGCATGAGGGGCGCGACCGTCAAGGTCAGGGTTCGTCGTCGGAACGCCGAGGACGATGCGGTCGATCCCGAGGACCTCTGGCCTGCCGAGGACGTGTGGGTCACGGAAGCCGAGTGGACCGACATCGAGACCGGTGCGTGGGCCGGTGGACTGACTTCCCCGCACACGACGCACGCTTCCGCACTCGCCGAAGCCATCCGGCTTGCCGAGGAGCCGCAGTGAGCATCAACGACGAGACTCTGCGTCTCGCCCGCCAGCTCCGCATCCGCGTCGACCGCGAGGTCAACGCCACCGTCCGCGACCTCGTCCGGTCCTGGGCCCGCGCCTGGGACGAGATCCACGACGCCTGGGCACAGGCCGCAGACGCGCTCATCGCCGCGTCCCGCGACGGCGCCTGGCCCGACCAGTGGACGATCTCCCGCCACGACCGCGCCGTCGCCGCGCTCCTCGCCGCGAACGACAAGATCGCCGAGCTCGCCGAGCACACCGGCGTCACGGTCACGGACGCCGCCGGCCGCGCGGTCGAGTTCACCCCGGAGTTCGAGGCACGCCTCATCGCCTCGCAGCTGCCGCGCGCCGCGGGGGCGCGCGCGGACCTCGTCACCCGGTTCAACCGGGTCGACGCGACGTCCCTGCAGTGGATCGTGCGGCGCACGACCGAGCAGATTCTCGCGGACGCGTCGTCCCTCGGCGTGTACGCGCAGGAGCAGATGCGCCGCACCCTGATCCGCGGGGTCGCGCTCGGCGACAACCCCCGGCAGGCCGCGCGTCGCATGGTCCGGCAGGCCGAGGGCGCGTTCAACGGCGGCCTGACCCGGGCGCTGACGATCGCGCGGACCGAGATCCTGGACGCGCACCGGGCGTCCGCGTCGGCGTCGCAGATGGCGAACCGGGACGTCCTGTCCGGGTGGGTGTGGCTCGCGCAGCTCGATACCCGCACCTGCCCGTCGTGTCTCGCGCGACACGGCACCGTCCACGACCTCGACGAGACCGGCCCGAACGACCATCCCCAGGGGCGATGCGCACGGATGCCCAAGGCCCGCTCCTGGCGGGACCTCGGGATCGACCTCGACGAGCCCGCCGACGTCACCCCGGACGCGCAGGCGTGGTTCGCGGACCTCGACCGGCAGCAGCAGCTGCAGGTCATGGGCCCAGTGCGGCTGCAGGCCCTCGACGGCGGGGTGCCGTGGGCGGACCTCACGCAGCAGAGGGCGAACGCGGGGTGGCGTGACTCGTGGGTTCCGACGCCGGCGCGGGACCTGCTCGCGCGGGTCGCCTAGACCGTCTGCGGGTGCACCCCGCCGGGCGGCACGACGTGGTCGGTGCCGCAGCGGACGCACACGTAGTCGGTGACGGCGCCCTCGCCGAACGTCACGCCGTCGAGGCGCCAGACGTGCTCGGGGCACGGCGCGACCGTGCTCACGGCAGCGCATCCGGGATGTGCCGCTCTCGGGAGACCCGAGCACGCGGAGCGAGACCGTGCTGCAGCAGCCGGCGTGCCTGCTCTGGCTCCCGCTCAGCCCGAATCCGAGGGCCGATCGCTTGGATGCGATCGAGAAGGTCCTGCAGTTCCTGGGCCAGGCCGAGCAACTCCTGCCGGCTCATCCACGCCGAGGTCGTGCGCCCCCACCGCCGATGCCGCAACGACCAGCCCGGGGCGTCGCTGTCGTCGGTGTGGACGCTCCACGATCCGTGCACGACCTGGTTGCGCTTCTCGTAGGCAGCCTTCGCGTCGGCCAGCCACTTCGTGACGTCCTCGACCAAAGACGACGAGAGCGCCGGGTAGCCGTACCTGACGATCTCGGCTGCCATCCGACTCAGCGCGTCGAACGACTGCCCGCTGGCGATCACCTGACCGCTCTCCGAGTGCAGTAGCGCCTCGACCGTCAGCGACAAGGCGTACTCCACCGCTGTCGCTTCGACCGCCACGCGGCCGACCGCGTCATAGAGCTCCGATTCCAACACCCCCAGAGCATCCCAGGAGGTCGCCGTGCGCGTCACCCTCGCCGAGTCGACCGCCTTTGGGACCGCCGCCATCCCGGCCGAGGGCCCGGGCCGGCTCCTCGTCCACCTCATCACCCCGGGCTGGGGCAGCAGCGGCTACTACTCGCAGGACCTCCTCGAGGCCGCGGGCCGCGACCGGATCTGGCCCGCCGGGACGCACATGTACATCGATCACCCGGCCGAGTCGGAGATGTTCGACCGCCCGGAGCGCACGGTCAAGGACCTCGCCGCCGTTCTCACCGAGGACGCCCGCTGGGACGCCACCGCCGGCGCGCTGGTCGCAGAGGCCCGCGTGTTCTCCCACTGGCGGGAGCCGCTTGCCGAGATGGCAGACGTCATCGGCGTGTCCATCCGAGGCAGCGCGGAGGGCGAGCTCGGGGAAGCCGAGGGCCGCACCGGTCGCGTGTTCTCCCGCCTGACCGCCGGGGAGTCCGTCGACTTCGTGACCCGCGCCGGCCGCGGCGGGAAGGTCGCGCAGGTCATCGAGTCTGCCCGGCACCGCGTGACCGAGGCCCGGAACGTCGGCCAGTGGGTCGAGTCCCGCATCCACCGCGACTTCACCGTCCTCGCCGACGAGATGTTCGGCGACGGCCGCCTGACCCGCGAGGAGCGCATCACCCTCTCCGGCGGGATCGGCGACGCCCTGGCCGCGTTCGTCGCCCGTGTCGAGGCCGACGCCCCCGGGCTGTACGAGCGCGACGTCTGGGACCAGGCACCGGAGGTCCGCTCCGACGCCGTCGAGGCGGCCATCCGCCGCGGCGTGGCCGAGGCCACCGCGAACGACCGCCGCGACCAGCTCGACTCCCTGGTGAAGGGCGAGCACGGCGGCGAGGGCTTCTGGACGTGGGTCCGCGACTTCGACGACACGACGGTCTGGTTCCAGATCGACGGCGGCGACGACACCGGCACCTACCAGCAGGCCTACGACGTCGAGGACGACGTCGCCACCGCCCTGTCGGGCGAGCGCACGGAGGTCCGCGCGCAGACCACCTACGTCCCGGTCGACCCGGCCGGGCAGTCCAACCCCCAGGAGTCCGAGGAGGACACCATGCCCCAGATCGAGGAGGCGCGTCTGCGCCAGCTCGAGGAGGCCCACGGCCGGGTGCCGACGCTCGAGTCCGAGCGCGACGCCGAGCGCCAGCGGGCCGACACCGCCGAGGCCAAGCTCGCCGAGGCGCTCGAGACCGCGAACACCGCGGTCGCCGAGAAGGTCGTGCGGGAGGCGTTCGACGCCGCCGGCGTGACCGCCCCGAAGACCGTCGCCCGCCTCGCCGCGTCCGCGCCGCTCACCGAGGCCGGCGCCGTCGACGAGGCCGCGCTCAAGACCGCCGCGGAGGAGTCCGCCGCGGAGCTCGCCGAGGCGTCCGGCGCGGGCCGTGTCCGCGGCTTCGGCGGCGACACCCTGCCCACCGACGGCGACGCGCTGTCGGAGTCCGACGTCGACGCGGCCGTCGGGTCCGCGTTCGGCCGCCAGGTCAAGGAGGCCTGACCCATGCGCAACGCCGTGTTCAACGAGGCGACCAAGCTGTCGCTGCCCGTCCCCAACAACACCGCCTCCGGCGCCCCGGTCAAGGTCGGGTCGCTCATCGGCGTGACCGCGACCGCCGAGGGCGAGGGCGGAAACGCCGAGGGCTACGCCTCGGTGTGGCGCCAGGGCGCTTACGACCTGTCGGTCACCGGCGCGATCGCCTCGGTCGGCCTGCCGGTCTACATCACCAGCTCCAACACGCTGACCGCGACCGCGGGCAGCGACACCCTGTTCGGCTACGCCCTCGAGACCAAGGGCGCCGCCGCCGGGGTCATCCGCGTCGCTCTCGCCCAGGTCTGAGGAGGCCACCCCCATGAGCAGCAGCATCACGAACGTCGGTGAGTCCTTCGGGCTGACCGACGCGGGCACCCTCCTCGGTGCCTCCCCGGCCGAGCGCCGGCACTACAGCCCCGCCCGGGCGAAGGCCATCGTCGAGGCGTCGACGATGTGGAAGCGCGCGTGGGACGGCTCGCCCCGTGCCGCGCTCGCCGTCCACGAGGCCCTGTCCACGTCGGACCTGTTCCGGTCCGTCACCGGCGACGTCCTCGACCGCGAGCTCCTGGCCGCGTACCGCGAGCAGGACCCGCAGTGGTCCGCGTTCGCGTCGCGCACCACGGTCCGGAACTTCAAGCCGAAGCAGCTCGTCGACATCCTCGGCGGCCGCACCGCCCTGGACGCGGTGCCGGAGCTGACCGAGTACCCCGAGGTGTCCGGTGACACCAAGGAGTACCCGATCCAGGTCGGCAAGTTCGGCCGCCGGTTCGGCTTCTCCTGGGAGGCCGGCATCAACGACGACATCGACGAGCTGCAGCGCATCCCGTCGAACTTCGCCGCGGCCGCCCGCGTGACCGAGGACGTCACCGCCCTCGCGCAGCTGGTGAACGTCGCGACCGGCGCCCCGAACACGGCGTTCTTCAACTCGGGCAACGGCAACGCGCCCGAGGCGAAGGTCCTCGACGACGCGAACCTGTCGGCGGCGATCACGGCGGTGACGACCCGCACCGACTCGGACGGCAACATCGTGCCGGCCGACGAGGGCCTGGTCCTGGTCGTCGGCCCGGCCCAGGAGATGAACGCCCGCGCGATCCTGAACGCCACGGAGATCCGTGTCACCCAGGGCTCGCGGACGATCATCCAGCCCAACCCGCTGCGCGACGTCGCGATCGAGCTCGTCGTGCACCGCCGGATCAAGGGCCTGGCGTGGTTCGTCCTGCCGAAGCCCGACAGCTCCCGGCCGGCGATCGCGGTCGCGTTCCTGCGCGGCTTCGAGACCCCGGACATCCGGATGAAGAACGACCAGGGCACCCGGGTCGGCGGCGGCACGATCGGCGCCGACGAGGGCTCGTTCGACGAGGACGGCGTGTACTACCGCGTCCGTCACGTGACCGGCTCCGCGCACGTGGACCCGATCCACACCTACGCGGCCACCGGCGCCTCGTCCTGATCCACCCCTGACCCGGCCGTCCGTTCCGCTCACGAGCGGCGGCCGGGTCTGCGGTGTCGGACGTCAACGTCGGCCCGGCAACGGGTTCGTCTGCGTCCCCACTCACCACCGACGAAGGCCGCTTGGGGCTGTTCACGCCGGGTCCTTTCCAGCCCTGCAGCAGCGCGTCCTGCGTCCGACACCGCACCCCGGGGAGGTCACACCGTGCCGATCGACTACACCACCCCGGTCGGGCAGGTCCGCCTGCTCATCGCCGACACCAACGAGTCGGCCCTGACCCTCAGCAACGACCAGGTCGAGGGCTACCTCGGCCTGTACGGCGCCGACGCCACCACCTCGACCCTGTCGCAGACCCGCCGCGCCGCGGCCGACGCGCTCGACGCGATCGCCACGTCCGAGGCGCTGGTCTCCAAGGTCATCCGCACCCAGGACCTCTCCACCGACGGCGCGAAGCTCGCCGACGCGCTCCGCAAGCAGGCCGCGACCCTCCGCGCGCAGGCTGACACCGCGGACGACGACGCCGCCGGCGGGTTCCTCGACGTCGCCGAGTTCTCCCCATACCCCGGTGGCGGGCCCGAGCTCACCGAGCGCGGGTGGTGGTGACCGTGCCCCTCAGCTCCACCCGCGTCATCCCGGCCAGGTGGTCCGCGCACCACGCCCCGGTCACCGAGGGCGCGATGAACGCCACGTGCACGATCACGTACGGCGGCACAGGCGGCGGCTGGGACCCGACCACGGGCCCGACCCCGAGCATCCCGACCGTCGCCTACGCGGGTCCTTGCCGCGTGCAGTCCACCGGCACCGCCAACCGCGAGGCCGACGCCGCCGACCAGCTCATCGCCCAGCAGGACGTCCTCGTCGTCCTTCCACGCGCGGCCGCCGAGCAGTCGGTCGGCGCCCGCGTCAAGGTCACCGCCGTCGACCCGAACGGGCCCGCGTGGCTCACCGACCGGGTCCTGGCGGTCCGGTCCGTGAACCGGTCATCCCTTGCGTGGGAGCAGGACCTCACCTGCACTGACGACGCCGACAACCAGCCAGCGGCCTAGCCCGGCACGGCGAACACCCGCACGACCTTCCCGCACGCCTCGCACGTGACCGTGACCGTCTTCACCGGCCCGGACTCGCGCCGGTCGGTCCGTGTGGTCTCCCTCGTGCGGTCGTGCGCGCACCCCTGCTCCTCAGCCATCCACCGACCGTACTTGGGAGGGCCGATGGCCGACGTCCGCATCGACGCGTCCGACCTGAACCGCCTGTCCGCGGACCTCGCCAGCGCCGGCGCGCGCGTCGGTGCTGGCGCGTCCGCCGTCGTCCGCTCGTCCGGGTTCCGCGTAGAGGCGGGCGCCAAGCAGTTCGCGCCCGTCGACACCGGGAACCTGCGCAACGGCATCGGCACAGACTTCGTCGGCGACGGCCGCAGCGGGTCGATCGAGGCGCAGGTCGGCCCGACCGCGTCTTACGCCCCGTTCGTCGAGCTCGGCACGTCCCGCATGGCACCGCACGCGTTCCTCGGGCCCGCGTTCGACCGCGTCCAGCCCGACTTCGTCGCCGCGCTCGAGCAGCTCGCCGACCGGGTGCTGCCGTGAGCACGCCTGCCGAACTGCACGCCGCGGTGTTCGAACGCCTCGAGGCCCTGCCCACGGTGGCCGCGTTCGACGGCGACGTCCCGCCGAACCCTCCCGCTGACCGAGCGACGGGCCTCGTCTACCCCTACGCCGTCCTCTGGCCCGGGCCGGGCGGCGACACCACCGACGCGGACCTCGTCACCAGCGGCGCACTGACGTGGGACGCGCAGATCACCGTCGCGGCCGGCGACGTCGCCTGGTGCCTCGGCGCCGTGAACGTCGTCCGCTTCGCGCTCCGGGACCAGTGGGTGCTCGACACCGCGTCCCCCCTGCGTGACGTGACCCCCGCCTCCCGGACGGTCATGCGCGACCCCGACCCGGCGCCGCCGCGCTGGTTCGTCCCGCTCCTCTTCCGCTGCCAGATCTGACCAGGAGGCACCCCGCCATGGACGACGGCTTCGTCGACGCCTACAGCAAGCGGACCGGCAAGAAGGTCCGCGTCCCGGAGCACTTCCTCGGGCACCCCGTGCTCGGGAAGGGCTTCAACAAGACCCCCCGCCAGAAGGCGGCGGACACCCAGGCCGGCGACTCGGCCCCCACCGCCCCGACCTCCGGGGACAAGACCAAGGAGTGATCCCGGATGCCCCGTTCCCTGGCTGACGGCAAGACCAAGTTCACGCTGCTCCTCGAGGAGCCGGCCAACCCCGCCGCCCCTACTGCTGCCGAGCTCAACGCCGGTCTCGACTTCTCGTGTGACGTCCTCGCCTCGGACTTCCTGTTCGGTGCGACGGACTCGGACAAGATCGCCGAGAAGGCGCTCTGCTCGGAGAACAACGCGAACGCGCTCGGCGCGTCGAACTTCCAGGCCGGGTTCACGGTCTTCCGGTACTTCGACTCGACGACCGGTGCTCCGGACCCGACCGAGGACGCGAAGTTCGCCGCGGTGAAGGTCAAGGGCACCCCGCTGTGGGCCTACGCCCGCAAGACCGGCAAGAAGGCCACCACTGCGTGGGCCGCGTCCGACGAGATCTACCTCGGCGCGGAGATCGCCACGGACGAGCCCCAGCCGCCGTCGGACCTCGGCGGGTACGTGAAGTACCGCATCCCGGCCGAGGTGCAGCAGGCGTGGCCGTTCATCGCGGTCGCCGCCGGGGCCTGACCCCTTCGACCCCTCCCCGGGCGCGTCTCACAGGTCCGCGCCCGGGGAGGACCACCACGCACCACCAGACCTGTGACCTGACCTGTGGACCTGTGAAGGAGAGACCTGTGATCGACACCCCGCTGACCTCCCCGGAGAACGGCCTCGCGCTGGCCGAGGACGACTTCGACCTCGACGAGTGGCTGTCGACCGGCACCCTGGCGAAGCGCGCCGTCGAGATCTACAACGACCCCGCGCTCGTCGCCGAGTACGACATCCTCAGCCAGCGGCTCGCCGCGGCCCAGGCCGCGGACCCCGCGGGCGCCGAGGAGACGATGGCCGGCGGCCCGACCACGGACATCCTCTACGCGATGGCCGAGCTGCACGCGAAGTGGGAGGCGTCCAAGGCGACGTGGACCGTCCGTGCCCTCACCGAGGACGAGATCCGCGCGATCGTCGACGCCCACCCCGACCCGGTGATCCCCGAGATCATCCGCGCCGCGAAGAAGCCCGGCGAGGTCTGGAACGACGAGCAGATCGCCGCCGGCGCCGCGCACCTCGAGGCTCGCGAGGCGGTAATGACCGAGCGGAACATCGCGATGATCGCGCTCGCCGTGACCGAGGTCCGCACCGCGAAGGGTGCCCGCCGGTCCGTCACGGTCGAGCAGGTCCGCCGCCTCCGCGCCCGCCCGCACGGCAAGGCCCAGACGAACCGCCTCGTGCAGGCCGTGGAGTCCGCGACGTCCGGCGAGGTGGAGGTCCCCCGCCCTACGTTGCCCGGGCGCTCCGCCAGCGACCGGGGCTGATCCTCGCCCTCAAGGCGTCGCGCGCGTGGGGCGCCGAGCCGGACACCTACTTCCGGTGGTCGGCTCGGTCGCGCGCGCTAGCCGAGGGCCTCATTGAGTACGAGGAGTCGCTCGGCCCCCACGGCATCCCGTGGGCCGACGCGATGGACCCCGACAACGACGGCTGGTTCGAGGTCGACGAGCGCGTGGACTACGCGCAGGCCGTCCTCGACCAGTGGCACAAGGACAACCAGGGCAAGGACCCCGAGCCCGGGACCCGGCTGTTCGTCGTCGACACCCGCCCAGCCCAGGACGACGAGGTCTAGAGGATCCCGGTGCGGATCTTCTTCGCGCGGTCGAGAAGCGCCGCGCCGACGGCCATCACGGCGAGCCCGCCGATGAGCGCGGCGATCACTCCGGCGTTCATGTCGCGCATCCCGACGAGCCCGATCAGCGCGGGGATCGCACCCAGGATCACCAGCGCGATCCCGCGGGTCCGCATCGCGTAGGCCTTCTCGTCACGCGCATTCTCGTCCTGCTCGGCCATCTCTCCCCCATCGGATCCCGCGCGCGTCCGGCGCGGGTGCCCATTCAACACGAGCACCGCCGGGAGGTGTCATGGCCGACCGGTCGATCAAGGTCATCCTCTCGGCGCAGATCGCCGACTTCAAGCGCCAGATGGATGAGGCGTCGAAGTCGACGAAGAAGGTCGGCGAGGACGCGGAGAAGTCCTCGTCCACCGCGACGACCGCGCTCGGCCGGATGACCAAGAGCGCCCTCGACAACCGCGAGTCGTGGGACCGCGCCGGCACCGCGCTGACCGCGTTCGGGACCGTCACGGTCGCCGCGCTCGGGTACTCGGCAAAGGCCGCGATCGACTGGGAGACCGCCTGGGCTGGCGTCTCCAAGACCGTCGACGGGTCCGACGCGCAGATGGCCGCGCTCGAGGGCAGCCTGCGGGACCTCGCGAAGACGCTCCCCGCGTCGCACCAGGAGATCGCCGCCGTGGCCGAGGCCGCGGGTCAGCTGGGTGTCGGCATCGGCGGGATCACCTCGTTCACGAAGACGATGATCGACCTCGGCGAGACGACGAACCTGTCCGCCGACCAGGCCGCCACGGCGATCGCGCAGATGGCGAACGTCATGGGCCTGGACCTGACCGGGTCGACGGACGACGTGCAGCGGTTCGGTGCGACCCTCGTCGCGCTCGGCAACGACGGCGCCTCGACCGAGGCCGAGATCGTGACGATGGCGCAGCGCATCGCTGGCTCGGGTGCCCTCGTCGGTGCCACCTCGGGTGAGGTCCTGGCCCTGTCGAACGCGCTCGCTTCGATGGGCGTGACCGCGGAGCTCGGCGGCGGTGTCGCGTCCCGCGTGCTGCAGGACCTCTACACCGCGGTCGAGAACGGCGGGTCGGAGCTCGAGGGGTTCGCGCGTGTCGCGGGAATGTCGGCGGGCGACTTCGCGGACGCGTTCGGGAACGACCCGATCCGTGCGCTCGGGTCGTTCGCGACCGGCCTGAACGACGTCGAGGCGTCCGGCGGGAACGTCGTCGCGACCTTGACCGACCTCGGGTTCCGGTCCACCGAGGAGCAGCGGATCCTGCTGCAACTCAAGGCGTCCGGCGACCTGCTCAACCAGTCCCTCGACCTGCAGTCGCAGGCCTGGGAGGACAACTCCGCCCTCGTGGACGAGGCCGCGAAGCGGTATGACACGACCGCGGCGAAGGTCGAGGTCGCGAAGAACAACGTGCAGGACGCAGCGATCACGA